TCATGGGCATATTGGGCCTTGGCATATCAATAGCCTGTGGCCGTGGTGTACGGTTTGGCATATTAGGCTTTGGCATATCAATAGCTTGTGGCAGTGGTGTGCGGGGTTTATTGCCGCCACGACGATCGGGGTCATTGTGCATGGAAGACAGGTCAATTGTCTGTGGTCTAGGTCTATTGCCGCCACGACGATCGGGGTCATTATCATCATTAATAAGTAGAGGTTTGGTGGTGCGAGGTTTAGGTCTATTGCCGCCATCAGGGTCGGTATTAATAAGTGGAAGGCGAGGTCTAGGTCTATTGCCGCCACCACGGTCGGGGTCATTAAGACCCGCTATCTGTAACTTCACTTTTTCCATTAATGGATTAGTACGTATAGCTCCGGGATTCGGATCTTTCCGATTCAGTTCTTCCGCTGTTAGGGGTCGTTGACCAATACCACCCATCGCCATTTTTTTGGGTTTGCCGCCTTTTTTGTAGCCACCAGCGTTACTCATGGCAACACCACCAGTTGCAAAACCGTTGTTGCCCCTTTTCTTGTCAGTCGACATCACAACTGTTTTGACAGAACCGCCATAGGCGTAACCTTTGGGGTTGTTCTTTGCCGTGCGCATGGCTGTCTGCACATACTCACCAACACCACGATTAGCGGTAGGTGGCTTTGCATTTGCAGGGGTAGACATAGGACTGTGGCTTACTGAACCGCCGTCAGCGTAGGTTTGACCGCCCTTTTTAAGGGACAGCTTGGTGCCTTTGCCGCCTTTGTGCTCTTGCATGTCGTGCTGTTTGAAAGCCTTTTTGACCATGGCTTTGTCTTGAGACTTGTCGGCAGAGCCACCCTTTTTCATGGGGGGCATCATGGGAGGCATCATTGACATTTCTTTGGGCATACGAGGCTTCTTGGCGGGCTTCTTGGCCGCCATTGCCTTTTTGCGTGCAGACATTGAGGGCTTGCCGGGGCTCTTGACAAGCGCATTAACCGCAGGGCGGCCAACAAACGCTGGAGTCATTCCCAACATTGACATTGCGCCGCCACCAGCCATCTTCTTAAACTTGGATTCAGCCGCGTCAGCTTTTGCTACCTTGCCACCCTTTTTGAGCTTCAGCATAACTGAAGGCTCGTTGGTGGTCATCTTGACCATTGGTTTAAATTGAGCCATTTCAGCCTCCCCTTAGACAGATAAGTTTTGGTTTACACCAAGCGCACCCAAGCGGGTAGCGTTGGGGCCGCAGGCAATAGCAGGAACAGCTATTGACATAACCAAACGCTTGATACCGTCAGTTGCGGACGCAGGCGTGTAAGTACCACGCACGTCACCAGTTGTGGTCGTAGCGGTTGCTTGGTCAGCGTTGACAAAGGTGCCTGCCGCATCAGCCAACGTGTTGTTGTACCCAATGTGCTGGATGTAACCAAAGTCAGTTACGCGGATAGGACAGCCTAAAACATCGCTTGTGCCCACGGTTACGGCTGTAGCTGAGCCCGAAATTGAAGCGCTGATGATTTGAAAAAATGCTTTTTTACCAGTCACGGGAGTTGCGGCAACAGACACCGTAATAACTTCGCTCATTGCCTGACCGTAAATGTCATACCCTGTGACCGTAATTGCGCGGGCAGTGGTAGAGGTATTTATTGTCAGTGCGCGTGGCACGTCTAGCTGAATAGCAGGAACGCCGTCTTGGCGAACGATGTATCGGCCACCTAACAAACTTGTTGCCAATAACGTCAAGTTACCAGCCGCCGCAGGTGCAGAAGAAGCAACAATGTTTGCCGAGTTCAATACAACAGGAACGGTGTCCCAAATGTAAACACGGCCAAGGGGGCCAACACCCAAATCCATTTGCGATGGATCAGGCAAGTAGTCTTCAAGACCACCAACCATGGTTGTTGTGGTGGCAGTAGCTGAGTTGTTGACGTTGTAAGTACCAATGCCGCCAAGGCCTGTGCCAAAAGAGGTGATGAAAGTTCCAGCGGTGACGCTAGTACCGTTAATGAACATACCAACTTGAAGTGGCACGCCATTGAGAACAGCGGTAACTGTCAATACGGTTGTTGCTTGCGATGCGGTAAATGTCGCTACGTTTTGTTGGCGAGTAACGCCCATGAACGTCTGCGCAGTACCGAGAAATAGGTCGTCTGAAAATTGTGGCATTTTGTCTTCTCCTTGAAAAGCTTGACAAGATATTAAAAAAAAGGGAGGAGCTTTTGACCCCCCCCTGCTTGGCGTTTACTGTTAGACGCCGGGTGTGCCGTACATGGCACGCCAGTCAGTGAAGCCAACGTCGTAACGCTCTGTCGCCTTGTAGCGCATAGAGTCAGTCTCGAAGTCGCCTTCCATGGTTTTTTCCAGCTTACGGCGCATCAAAAGCTTCATGCCTTCAGGCGCGTCGGTCTGAACCCACCATGCGGTGCTGGAGGTCAAACGTGACAGCACTGCCGCGCCTTCGTCCAAGAGGCCGATTGCTTTGACAGGGTTGATGTCGTTGTTTGCTGTACCAGTACGCAGAACAGATTTCAACAGCACTTCGGCTTGGAAGATGTTGCCGGGGGCGACCACCAATTGGCGGGGCACCAAACGAATCTTCTTGCCGTTGTTGTCAATCGCTTGACGCACTTGAATCAACATCTGCTCAAGCGATGTCTGTGACAAGTTTGCGGCGGTGGTCAACAAGTTGCTGGTTGTACCGTTCACGATGGGATGCGATGCGCTGTTCAGAGCAACACCGTCGCCACCTTGATACGCTGAGTTGAATGCGCGGTTAAGCACGTTCGCAGACAGTGTCTCTTTGGTTTCGATCAGGGATTGCGCCAAGTGGCGTGCATACACGTTACCGATGCGGATGTGGTCGCCGTCTTCCACCAACACTTTGGTCAATGCGAAGGCGAGGCCATACACGTTGTACACATAGCGTTTCAGAAACAGCACGCCACCTTGTTGGTAGCTGACAGGAGAACCGTCAGGCAACTGAGGAGCGGCACCAAAACCGTAAAGAACGGGTTCTTCGTGGTAGTTGCGGGGAATACCTTCTTGCTCACGAAAAACTCGTGACCATTCGTCGGTACGTTGATCATAGACTCCATCGAAGCACTCGTTGAGAATTGGTTCAACGATGCTTCTAAAGTCCGTACTGCGCATTGGAGCGGCCATTTTTTTATCTCCCTAATTAGATTGCGACAACAGAACCGAAGAACTGTGATCTTGCAACAACCGCACGAACAACGGTAAAGGCATCGCCCCACGCATTGTCAACTAACGGGGCGAGATCCACGATGCGCATTTGTCCTTGAACAGTTGTGCCAACCAAAGTAGTTGATAAAGTGGATTGGGATAAGCCAGTTACGGTTGATCCAGCGGCCAAATCGGCAGTCGTCAAGTTGGCTTCGTCACCAAGTGAAGTCTGCGCAAGCACGCCATTGGCTTGAATTTCATAAACGATGTTTTGGTCGTTGTAGAAATACGCAATACATGAACCTGTTTGGTATGTAGTGCCTGTGGGCCAAATGTTTGATACGCGACGACGACCTGTGGTATCGGTGAATTCACAACCAGCAAAAGCACCTGAGAAAGCTTCGGTACCAGTTACGGGAGTAATTACACCAGTGGCGGTTGAATACTTGATAGCTTGGCCCTTCAAAATGTTTGAGGCCAAACCTGAGGCAATTCCATTAGCTAACGCCTGTGCGCGATCCAAACCTGAGGGATGAAACGCGGGACGCAAGCCGAATGGAGCGTTTACTGTAGACATAATCTAGCTCCTTGTTTGTTTAAACAACCTACCCAGCAAAATGCGGAGCAGGAATCGGGGTGTCAATACTGTCCAAACCCTCGCCTTCAACCTGTCCAAGCCTGCGGCCTGAAGAGTCTCGACCTTGTTGCGCCTCGGCCTGTAAGCGAATTTTGTTCGCCTCATCAAGAGGAGCATCGTGGTGAAAGTGCGCCATGATTTCTTGATACTGTTCCATAGGAATTTTGAACAAGAGCATCTCGTTGCACGCGATGAAACCTACATGTTCGCCAGCCTTTACGCGCCAATTTTCAAACCCGTTTATATCTTCAGCTTTCACTGGTGTATATCCGAGTCGCATACGCTTATCAATGCTGTCGTACCCGTTGGTTGTTGATAACCAGCAAAGGTGCCATCCCTGTAATTCAGGGACGTTGGGCAGTGCGCTTTGTGTCCACTCATCCGTCCACATTTTCTTACGTTCGTGGGATGATGCGAACTTATCCTCAGGTGCCTCTCGATCGGGATCAAGACTCGCGCGATTTTCGCGTCCACCAGCAGATAGATTTTTCTTTAGACGTTTATCCATTTTCGTAACTCCTTAACCTTCGTTGTTGTTGCGTGCTTCTTGAGCGTAGCGTTTGATCATTCGCGCTCTTTTTTCAGGGTTGTCCCACATACCCGCCTCTTTCATGGCTTTCACCTTTTCGGGTGAAAGAGTGAGAGTATTTCTACCGCCACTCTGAGTAGTGCTTTCACGACCTGAGCCTGTAACAACATTTCTTGGTCTTTGAGTTCTTACTGGAACCTCGTCCATGTCGTCAGTATAACGGTGCGGAACTACCTTGTGCAAGCGTTTGTCAAGCTCTTCCCAATATTCGGCTGTTTTGGGGTCGTACCCCTCCTCGGCCAAGATTTGGTCTTCGTTTAACGCACGGCGTGAATCAGGATCTTTACCCGTTGGGTCGTACCAAGAGTTTTTGGACATCCAAGCGTTTGCATGCCGCTGAAGCGTGGGGTCAGGTTTTTGAATGGTTTGCTGGCGCTGGGGTGCGATTGAGCGCTTCTTCAAGTTTGCAAGCGCCTCGTGGTTCCTGCTTGACTCAATTAACATGTCCTGTGCGCTGACCATCAAGTCACCGTTGCCAGTCTCGGCGGCTTCCTTGATTTTCTGCTTGGCAAAGACAACTCGGTTTTGCTCGTCCTCAATCCGCTTGTCAAGGCGGGCCAACTCTGATCCAAGTGTTTTGCGCTCTACAACTGACAGGCGCTCAAGCAGGTTTTGGTTTTGGCGCTCAAGCTGTTGGAGCTTGATGTCCTTTTCCACAGACACTTGCTTGTGGTAGTCCTTGCGCATGCGGCGCTTGTCGCGCTTGGCTTGGCGGGCCTCTTCCGCGTCAGGGTCAACAGAGCCAGTGGCCTGTATCTCTGCGCGTTGTGCGGCGGCGTCGGCTTCGTCTGAGTCACCGCCTTGGCCAGCATCAGGGGATGGGATGCTTGAGGGTAGATCAACGACTGCGCCGCCGTCTGACGCCTCTTGAATCACCATTACCTCTTGCTCGGGGGATTTTGGTTCTGTGTTCATATAAAGGCCTTCACTGCAAGTGGGTCGCCCGTAATGGAGGCAATGACTTCGTGGTCATTGAGCACCATAAACAGGATGGGGTCTTCGTCTCTTGCGGCATTGGGTAATGGCACTTCCCAGCGATCACCGCCCCATTTGGGGACGCGGATGTAGTCGCCAACTTGGCACCAAACGCCCTCTACCCATGGTTCCATGCTGTCGCGTTTGCGAAAGGCAAGGGGGCCAAGCTCGATGACTTTGCCAACCATGTTTTGCCACTTTTCGGTTTCTCTAGTTTCTTCAACCAAAACAATCCCGCTTGCAGTCACAGTCTTCTTTGTACGGCGCAGTTGTACTAAAACTCTTGCACCAAGTGGACGCGCTCCGGGGTCTACAACAGGAAATGCTTCCCGTAAATCAGCGGCATTACCCGCTACCGTGCTTTCACTCATCGTCTTTTTCTTTCATTAAGTTATCAAGGATGTCTAACGACTCCTGCAATCCTGAGTATTGACCCACCATTCGTTGATAGGACTCAAAGTTGATGGCGTTGCCATCAGCCAACGAGTACCTGATCTCTGTCTGACGCGCTTTTACAGCGCTTATGAGGTCATTGATTAAACGCATTACTTGCTCTTGCCTTTAGACGACTTCATGGCAGACAGGCCACCACTCTTTTTTCCACTGTTGGACGCTGTAGATGTTTGACCCTGAAGCACGTCTTCGCCTGTTGCGTTGCGATAGCGCTGGGGTGTGGGGCCCTCGGGGGTGCCGGGGATGGTTTTGTTTGACGATGCCATTTTTTACTCTCCTAAGTTACGTTGTGTCGCTTGATTTAGGTCAAGCACTGTTCGCTCTTGCTCCCGCTTGAGCTTTGCTTCCTCTACGCTGAGGTCTGCGGTTTTCATGCGTTCTTGTGTCAAGAGTTTTTCGACATTCATAGCCACGTCGATTTCTTGATCCTTCTTCTTGAGTTCCATCTCCACCCCGTCGCGTGCGGCGCGGCGCTGGGTCTCTGCCATAGACGCCTGCAACACGGCTTGGGACTCGGGATCCACTGGTGGCTTTGGAGCAAACTGAGCCATCATTTCGCCAAGCTGTTGAAGTATTGGTACAACCTTTTCAAAGGTCTTGGCCGTATCAATCTTGACGTGATCAGACGCAAGCGCCACAGCCTTGTCAACCGTGCTGGCCAGCTTGTTCTTCTCGTACTTTTGAAGCGTGATATCTGTTCCACCAGTGACGTAGGTGGTCATTTGGTTTGTGTACCACAGCATCATGTGTTGCTTGATGTGCTCCAAGGCCTGCGGGATGTAGACCTGAGCAATCATTGGGTTGGATCCCATGATTGGGTCAACCGCAAAGTTCAAGTGAGTCTGAATGTGCGCCAACTGGTCTTGGCGTGGGTACGCAAAGGCTGGCTTGCCCAATGCCATGGCCGCGTTCTCGTTGGCGGCATCCAATTCTTCGGGTTTTGCCGCCGCTGGCATCAACTCCGAGATATTTGGCACCTTCATTTGCTTCAGGATGCGCCCAAGCACGGCTTTTGAGTTGAACTCTTGGGGATACTTCTCCATAAGCGCCAAAACAGCTTGGCTTTGGGCCATACGCTGGGTTTCGGAGAAGATGTGGGGGTCAGATACGGGCACAACGTCGGTGTTGCGTTCAAAATCAGCCTTGGTGACGGCCAAATCGGCAACCATGTCGCCTTTTTTCTGATCATCCAAGTACCAGCGGTTGATGCGGCCCAAAACGCCAAGAACGCGGCGCTGTGAGTCATGCAAACGGGCGTGGATGGAGCTAAATACCTTGGCTCCTTGCTCAATCAGGGCTTGCGTGGTGCCCACGGGCATGTTGGCATTCATGTCCGCAATCTTTTCCTCGGCGGTGCTGACGACGCCCTTGGCGGCGTTGTCCAACCAACCCAAAAGCTCGAACAAAACGGGGCTTGGGGGGTTGAATGGCATGGGCATGGCGATTTTGCGGATGTCGTCAATGCCCGGCGCGGCCTCAATCTCCGTGACCTGCGTCATTTCGGGCTGTTGCGTCTGTCCACTGTTGCGCCCACCCTTGAGCTTCAACATCGTCAGCGAGTTGTTGACGTGTGCAGTGTCCAACAGCGCCCGCAAAGCGCCTGTAAGCGCCGCCGACAGCCCGCCAATGAGGTGCGGCAAGCCAATTGCGTATGCGCCACGCCATGGAATGAACTTGAACTCGACAATCCAGTCCAACTTGTCCATGGTTTTGTCGCCCATCTCCCAATTTCGGTACAGACCAAGCACTTTGTTGTCGGTCTCGTCGATCATCAGGATGTAGGGAGCCATCTCACCCTCGGAAAAGCCGTCATCCTCAAGCTCAAGCCATGTGTAGATGTGAAAAACGCGGCGCAAACCGTCATCGTTCTCATCGCTTTCACGGCCCTCAATCTCGTTTGTGGCTTTTTGTGGGCCGCTCTCCTCAGGTTCCGCGCTGGCGCGGATGTAGCTGATGTCTCGGTACAGGCCAGCCTTGATGCGGTTGTCAAACTCCCACTCACTAATGTCTTGAATTTCAGAAACGCGTTGTGCGGAGTAAAAGTTTGCGGCGGCAAAGGGCAACAAGATGTTGTCAATGGGGATGAACTCAGCGCAGGGGCGGCGAAGCTTCTCATCAAACCATAGCTTCATGTACTGTGAGCCACCAAGGGGTAGCTGGGTAAGCAGTTGCTCTGTCTCATCCCTGAACTCAGGGATCTGCTCGGTTAACTGCCAATTCATATAGTCGCGCTTGCGCTCGGCAACCTCGGTCTTCTCATCGGTTACTTCACCAAGGATGTTGGTGCGCACTGGGCCATCGGGTGGGAACAACTCTTTGATGGCGCTGGCGGCAAAGTCAACGCAGACCTCGGCCATGACGGGGTGGACAACGCGGCTTGCGCCCATGAAGTTAGCACCGCCCGGGGCCTCATCCCCTAGTCCCGTCCTTTTGATCCCGTCCTCGTACTGCTTGTCCCTCTTCTTTCGCGCCTGTTTGTCCTTGTCCAGCATGTCGATGTAGCGCGTCGTTAGCTTGCTAAGGTCTATCAAGTTGACCGTCTCAGCCAAGTTTTCATAAAAGTCAGTGTCGTCGGACGGGCCCTTGAAGTCATCAGGCATGGTGACAATTGCGCCACCATCAGGAGTTTCCTCAATATCTGAGTCGCCCATATCAGGGACGTCAACAATCATGTCCTCATCTGTTGCTTGTACGCCATCAATGTTGCGTCCATAATCTTGTTCAATGGGCATTTCGGTAGCCATATGTTTAATCCTGTGTTACACTTTGTCTTGAAATAAGACGCTTGCTCAATGAATAAAAAACTTTCACCCTCTGATTACTTTCAGACCTATCGCCCATTTAGTCGCAATGGGGTTGATTGGTTTGTCATAAGCAATCTGACTTGGGATCCCCAATTTATTTCCAAACACCCTGATGAAGACTCTGCCCGTGATCATGCGCGTCACCTTAACGCGCTTTGGAGGGAAAGGTTCTATGGTAATCATCAAGCATCTGTCCGCGTTCTTTTTCAGCCTCCCGATAATTTGGATAACGCTTCCCCTCTGCGGAAGTTAAAAAATTTACTGGCTGGTACTCTACTTTTTCTCCGTTCCCAATTCCAATCACGCTAGTTGGGTAATCGGCACCACGAGACCAAGGTTGCAGACCGCCCATTGGGGCGGCTTTCACAGAGCCGGGGATGCCCGAGACGCTCTCAGGGAACATAAACTTTTCCACGCCCTGTAACTTGCCACGCAACGCCTGTTGCTCTGCCGACATTGAGGTAGCGCCTGCGTCTTTGTATTGTGACTTGTCCATAAACAGCCTGTCTTTTTCAAAGTCAGATTTACCGTATTGAATTTTTGCATCTTTGCCAAGCACTTTGTTAGCCGCGCTTTGTGCCGCAAGAAACTCGCTTGGTATTTTGCCTTTTGTAACAGGGCCAAACGGGAACACTACAACACCGCCTAGCTTGGGGTTGTGGCTCACAACCATATCGCCGCCAAGCGCCCTTGCAAGGTCAGCAATTTGATCTTTGCTCAGCCCTTCTTTGGTTTTGATCAACATGGCTGATGCGTCCTTAATGTTGTTTGTTGCCATGGGCAAAAAACGGTGGCCAGCCATAGCCTCTTGATTTAAATCAACACCCATTTGGGCAACCTGTTGACGCAATTTTTGGTTGGCTTTTGGCCCCTCGCCAATATTGCCAGCCCTTGGCACATCAATAGCTTGCAAAGGGTTGAGTTCAAGCTCTCCCTTTGTGTTTACATAAGTGCCTTGACCTTCCCTTGCCTTGACCTTGCCTGTGCCAAGCTTGGGGTTTGCCAACAACCTATCGTTCAGGCCTTGCCTGAATCCATAGGACGTGCCTTGGCCAAGGTCAGGGGCCGTCGCCTCAGTTGGAAATGTTGCTGGCGTAAATGGGCGGCGCACGTCGCTTACCACGCGGTTGGCACCCATCTCAGCGGCGCGGGGCAAACCCTCTTCCACCACGGTCTTGGCTCCCTTGTAAATTGCTGGCGCGGCTTTTATTGCTGACAGCGGCCCCACTGGGTTAAGAATCGTCTCAGGAATCATGCCCAATATTGGAAATTGTTCTTGGCTTCCCTTTGAAGTTACCCCTTGCCGCTCAAACGCATCGCGGAATTGATCGGAACCCATGAACGGCTTGTCGCTTGCGTATGGCTCAACCTTTGGGGGAACCATGTCGCCACCCATGACCGATTCGCGTTTGTAGCCTCGCTTGTTTTGTTTTGCGGCTTGCTCTCGCAAATAATCAACGCCTTGCAAGCCAAAGTTCACTATGTCCGATGTACCCCCTGCCAAGGTGGCGGCAATGCTGTTGGCTGTGAAGTCCTTAGCCCCGCGAGGCGTAGCAAGTTGCTTGATCTCTTTGCCAGTTGCTTGGGCAATCTTCTTGGCCAATCGGCGCATGAACTCAGCATCCTCAGGCTCCACCTCGGAGGAGGGGGCACCCATAGGATCGACAAAGCCACCACCATCAAAGCGTCGCACGTTGCCACCCATGCTCATTGACGGCTTGGGTGTTGGCTTAGGAAAATTATTAGTAATCTCATTCAACTCTTGGCGAAGAGCCTCAGCGCCTGAGCCTTCATCGCCTTCGTCGGGGGCGTTTGCGTCAAACTCTTCAGCGATGCCGCCCCTTGCCATATGCCGAGCCAGCTTGCTGTGACCCCATGAGTGCAATAAGTCGTGGTGTTTCACACTAAGCCGCCTTTCTTTGTAATGTCAGGGCTAAGCCACCCTTGGCTTTGCTCAATTTTTTGCCTTGCACATCAGAGCCCTTGGGCGCAACAAACAGCTTCTCGTACACGTCATGCGGATTGCTTTTGCCGATGCGGACTTGGCCAACCACGTCACCCACACCAAACAAGTCGCCCCTACTCCTTGGGCGTAGCGTTGGGTTTGCACCAGTGTTTGTGTTAAACAATTCTGTGGGGCTGGCGTACTCGGTGGCCAAGCCGTACTTGTGACCAACGTCACCCTTCTCAATCGTTGCAATAAAGCTCATGTCGTTGAGTATTGGGTCGCCGCCCTCGGGCTTGAACAGGCCCTTGCGCACCAAGTTGCTCTTGGTGTATGAGCCAGTCTTGGGGTCAAGCACCTCAAGGCCTGACTGACCCTTGGCTGACATCATGGGGCGGTTGGTTGCTGGGTTGATGACCACGCCCAAGTCGTCCATGATGCGGGAGTCAAGCACATCGCCAGTGCGTGGGTCGATGAACGCGCCTGAGGGAAAGTCCTCGCGCCTCATGCCAGTCTGTTGCAGGACGCGCTCAATCAACTTTTGTTGGTTGGGGAACTTGTCAGGTTGCAGAAACCAGCGGTTGGGCACTGGGATGATGGGTGAGCGACCCTCCTCGCCCACCTTGGACACCATGCCACTGATTTGGCCGTACTGCTTTTCTGCCGCCATTTCAGCCCTGACCTGATCTGCAAGACTCATTATTTTTTTGGCACCCTTAGCGGCACCGCCTTTGCCCATGTACGCCAATCCACCCTTTGCCATGCCTTCTGCGGGAGGGGCGTCTGTTTTGTAATCAGGATGCTCGTCATTTATCCAAGTTTTGCCTTTACTTGCATCTCTGTAAGAGCCTACTTCAGCTTGCTTCAACAATTCAGAAACTTCATCTTGACTGGCATATTTTGGAACAGGCAAGCCTTTTTTACCAAGAGTTTGCGCTAATTCACTTTCAGCATAAATCCTTACAAGCCCAGTATTATCAAGGTCGCCAACGTCAGACCAATTTCCGCTCTTTACAAAGTCTTGCACATACGGTTGATACGATTCATTGGGAGCGGCATTCTGCTTGCCTTTGATTTGGGTAATTTTTTCAGTAGGCGCATAACCCATTTCGGACATTATTTTGTACAGTTGTGAATCATGCTCTTCAGGAGTTGGTTCACGTCCTAGTTTTGATTCCCATCCCTTATAAGTAGAATTTATTCTTTCTTTTTCTTTTTGTGGCAACTTAAAAAATTGTTCTCTCAACCCATTTTGCCCAACCTCAACCGTGACGTGCGATTGACCTTTAGGGTCACGCAATGAATAAACCTTAGCCCTGCCTGACTTAATAGCCTCATAGCCACCTTGACCGTAGGTGTCGTGTCCTGAGTCGCCTGATATGTCGGTGTAGTCAGGGTGACCTTTGGGTGGTTCATACCCACGCACAGAGTGACCCATAATGTCGGATTCCAAGGTGAACTGACCCGGCTGATCTAACTGCACCCACTTGTACCCTTCAGGATACTCTTTGAATACATTTGCGTTCGCTTGCTCTGCAATCCTTGCGTTGAGCATATTTGCTTTAAGCGTCTCGTCATACTCATGCGTGCGACGCACCGCCTGCTCTATGCTTATCGTATTCAGCTTCTCAGGACGAATGCGACCAGCGGCAACGTCTTCACGCAAGACATCCATCATGTGACCAAAGCCCAACTTGTCAAAGTCAGCGTCTCGGCTTAACGAAAAGATAGGCGTCTCAGGGTCTAGCTTGAGTAACCAAGGCGAATCAATCACGCCCGCTGGTCTTTGCATAGGCGGCAAATTTTGCATTCGTTGATATTCTTTGGCTATATTTGGAGAAATTGACTCATCGGTCATTGTTTCGTAATGTTTTGCTAAGGGAGATTGAGAAACTCCAGCTTGAACATAACCAGTATCTTTACGATTTTGCCTTGCCTTAGCGCTTCCATAAGTGCGCAACTCCACGTCACCATACTCATCTACGTTCTTAGGAAACGCCGTTATACCTTCCTCAGCCAACTTGCGAACAGGGTCGTCCTTGGTCGCCATCTGCTTAGTGATGTAGTTCTTGAGGTTGGATTGCACCCACTTGTTGGCGGCTTCATTTCCAATGGCACTGCGTAAGTTTGTAGTTAAGACCTCAACCTGACGAGCGTCGCCTGCTTTTACAGCATCTTCAAGCATCAGCTTAATGTTGTTGCTCTTAGGATTAAATCTACCCTTTTCAAGTTTTTCTAACTCACGGTCAAGATTAGACTTGTAAACCATTTCACCTGAGGGTGACCAATTACCGCCAGTCTCCTTGATGATGTTTAGCGGCGATGCGGTCTGCTCAAAGTCAGCGCCCTTGCCCCTGCCCATGCTGGTCTCTACCTCGTTGTAAATACCCTTGAGCTTCTTGATGCCACGCGCCGCACCGCCCTTGGCCATGCTGGCTAAGCCGCCCTTCTTCCTGCCAATCTTTTGTAGGTTGGTCAAGTATTCTTCACTGACAAACTGAGTCGGCGCACCCATGGACATGGCGCGTGCGTTTACTACGTCTTTGGGTTTGTAGCCCTTCTTCTTGATAAAGTCAGGTGCGGCTTCTCGGATTGTTGGCATCTCAAACATGACGCCCATGTCGGTGCCAGTCGTCTGATGAGGGAAAGCAAAGTTGAGGTCAGGTCGGTAGACCACGCCACCGTCCAAGGTGAACAGGCGCGGGCCCACGCTGTAGTTAGGCAAGCCCTCCAGCATTGGCTCTGTCTCACGCCTCAATATGCTGTCCATCTGCGCTGGGTCTTTGTATTCGAGGTTGGGGTTGGCTTTTTTAAAGTCCAACTTTTTCATGGGGCCCTGCACCCCTATACCCATCAATGCATTGCTGATAGCAGTGCGGCGGTCAAAGGTGGTTGCCGCGCTCATTGCTTGGGGGTCGGTGACGTCAAAGTCAGACTGGAACAGCAACGTGCCACTCTTGCTCCTTGCCTCACGTATGCGTTTATTTATCAAATTGATTTGCGCAGGGTCAATCAGGTTTTGGTTGTTGGCCGCTTGCACGTTCTTGAGCGCATCCCTGACCACGATGCTATTGGACTTGTGCTGGTCAGGTGAGCCAATGTAGGTTGTGAATACGTTCTTCTCAGGATCGGCATTCTTAGACTTGCGCTTAGCTATCTCCTCACTGCCAAAGCCCCACGACACGTTGGCGTCCCTATGTGGTTTTGAATAAAGCTGTAAGCCTGAGAAGCCCACGCCTCCCATGTTTTCACCTTGCACACGTGAACGGTCAGCCTCAGTAAGGTTCAGGGTCTTGCCCTCGGAGCCAGTGTTACCAAGCGCCTCAGAGAATTTCATGGTGGGCTTGACCTTAGGGTCAGCGTAGTCCTCGCCAGCGACACCAAAGCCTCGGGCACGCGTTGCCGCCTTCTCAGCGGCCATCTCTGCCCTGACCTGATCGGCCAGCGACATCACGGCCTTAGCCCCTTTGCCCCCTCGGATTAGTTTGCTTGGATCAGCCATGGTTATGCCGCATAGGGGTTCACCCTCTTAGGTTTGTAGTCGTCTGCGTAATCGTCGTCATCATACAGAGGAGGTGGGTCGATGTCGAGCCAGCCCATGTCCTTCAAGATGCGGAGCACCTGCGTGGTGGTGTCGACGTAGTCGTCGTGCGCGGAGTCAGGGAATGAGCAGATCTGAGACAGGAAGCCCTCGGCCCACGTCTTGACCATGTTGGGTCGGGTCTCACTCTCGGGGAGCCACACACGCCCAGCGGCAATGACGGCGGCTGAGATCTGTAGGCGTTGCATCTTGTCGGCGCGACCCGGGTTATATGCCCTGCACGGTAACCCCGCCCTTGCCAACTCTTGTATAAGACTGATGCCTGCCGCCTTGTCCTCGATGATCATCAGGTCAGGCTTCTTCGCCTTCTTGCCCTCGCCGTAGCTGGTGTAGAACTCGTCAATGACCCTTGGCTTGAGGTCAGGGAAGCTCAGGTGCTCAGCCCATGCGTCGATGAGCAGGACAGACATGGGGCCGTCCAGTGGCTTGAACACGCCCCACACGGTGCAGGCTGTTGGGTCGTTGTGGGTCTTCTCGCTGAACGCACAGTCCAGCGACATCACAATGAACTCAAAGTCAGGGAACGGGTTAGGGTGCCCGTCGGCGGTGAACGCTGGCCATAGCTCAAACATGTCGCGGCTGACCACCTTGCCATCCTCGAGGTCAACGAGTTGGCCCATCACCTCTTGGTCATAGAGCTTGGTGCCCCTGTACTGCTCTAGCTGGTTGGCGAAGCTCGGTGCAAGGTTGGCCATGTTGGCGTAGGTGCTGGCGCGGTCTACCACCACGTCGTCACCCTCGCGGCCCACAAGGTCAATGATCAAGTCCTTGGGCTTGGGCGTCGTCGTGGCTATCACCCTTGGCTGTTCACCAAGGCGCAGGCCGAACATCATCATGTCCCACGCGTCTTGCAGGTATTGAAAGGCCGCAAGCTCATCACACCATGCGAAGTGGAACTGGGGGCCGCGCAGGCGCTCATACGAGTCAGCGCTGATGCCCCTGATGCTTGAGCCATTGACAAGGTCAATGACGTGATCCTGCTTGTTGTAGTTGGCCACAAGCTCCCGAGGGATGTTGGCAATCAGGCCTGACACTCCCTCGAAGCAGGTGAACTTGACGTCGTTGCTGGTAGGGGCTAGGACGAGCCCGCGTGAGTTGGGGTGCGTCCAGCACCACCACCACAGGGCGTGGCTCCCTGCGTGGCTCTTGCCCGCTCCACGCCCAGCGAGGAGAAGCCATACTGTCCAATCTTGTTGTAGGTCAGGTGGGATCTGATAGGGGTGGGCTTTGTTCACCCACTCCATGTGCTTGATCATGGCTAGGCGGTCAAGGGGCCCAAGGCCCGCGAACGCGGTTGCCGTCTCAGCGTCAAGCAGATCCAGCACGGGTCTTTAGCTCAGCGTTGCGCAGTAACTCGAAGAGGCGGGTGACGCCAGTGTCCTCAGTGGATACAGGGGGCTGGCCTGCCACGCCATGCACGCCGATCTTCTCGCCGTACTTGGTGGGGTGGAACTTGGCCAAGAGCTTGAGGCGGGTCTCAATCTGAAGCTTGCGGTGCCCGAGCATGTCCTCGATGGTGGTGGCGGTGCCCTCATCAGTCATCACCTGCTTCTGACCAAAAGCCACGGTGTCAGCAATCTGCAAGCATTCCTCAGCGATAGCGTCATAGCCAATGTCGCGTGCGCGTGCGATTGATGCGGCCAGTTCGGGGTCGCGCCCCATCCAATCGTAAACCGTCCTCCAAGCTGGGAAGCCTTCGTTCTCTCTGCATATCTGTCTCAGTGGTATTCCCTCACTCAGGTGTTCGCATATCACCCTTGCTACATCGGGATCATATGTGCTGACGTTTCTTGGGCGTTTTACCGTTTGGGTTTTTTTGGCGGGCGCGGAGACGGCCACCTTGCGTGGCTTAGCGGCCCTTGGCTGTGATGCTGACGTTTCAGGCATGATCCCTATTCCGAGGTAGGTTGCAGTGCCTGATTTTACTACTTTTTATTCTTCTTGTGCAAAGGTATTGTGCTCATACTTCCTCCTGCGCAGTGCATTGAGCAGATGACCATAAGACAGTCCCGCTTAGCTTGGCAAAGAATTGGTCTTTTTCAACCATCCAGTCCCGTCCAACTTCATCTTTTGGAGCCTTTTTCCCGCAAGCAAAGTATCTATCTCCAATTGAGTAAATGGCTTGCTTGGTGCGTGTTGGTTGGTATCTGTACTCTGACAATTCAGCTTGGTCAATGCCCAAGGTGCTGGCGATAACTTTTTGAGTGCTCATCATTCCTCCTGCACAGCGCGTTGAGCGGCTTTGAGTGCCTGCTCTATGCGCTCAATGAACTCAACCAACTCGTTGAGGTCGGCAAACTTGGTGCCGTAGGCCTCGCCCACAAACGTGAGGGCAAAGTCGATGCCGCCATCGAAGCCCTCCTTGTAGTCTTTGTTTGTCATACGTATCTCCTTAAAAGTTGTAATATTCTGCGCAGATGGGGCCAATGCCGCGAGCAATGCTGTCGCTGTCAGTCAATTGACGGCCACAGATGGCGCAAGCGCCAAATTTCATGCCGTAGGCTATGGCGGCTTGCTTGGGGTCGCTGGAGACCGCCACAATGCGCTCTGCCGCCTCTGTGGTGCAGTCGCGTGATGTAAAGAGGCGGCCACCCATGACCTTGCCCAAGTACACGCCATCTTCTTTGTTTTTGATGTAGATGGCACCAGCGTTTGCGCTTGCCTCGCCAGCGGGGCTGAAAACAAAAGTATCAAGGCGCAATTTGGGGTGCTTAACCCCAGCTTGCTTGGCGGTGTTGAATGCCACCTCGATAGCCTCGACGGTCACCACAGGCGCTGACGTGGCGCGAGCGGCTTGCTCCACAACGCGGCTGGCTTTGCGCTCGACGTCCTGCACGGTCAGGCGCTGAACTGTAGCAAACTGCTTTTCAGTCAATGAGCCGTATTTGGTGAGAGCGTCAAGCATAGCGCGGGCAAACTCAAAGCGCTCTGCGCTGGACTCCATCCACGCTGTTTCAGCAGGGTTAGCAATTTTCCATTCAGCGGCTTTAGTGGCTTGGGCATCAGCCTTGGCGGTTACGCGGCGTTGTGCGCCAGCCTTTGCCTTGGCACGGGTGGCAGGAGAGGTTTTGAAAGACAGCTTGCCCTTGCCTTTGCAAGCAAAGCAC